ATTTGGTACATATCTAGTTTTGATAAGACCCATTTTTTCTACTCTTTCTATATATGCAGTAGACCTTTCATCTTCTAAATTATAAATATTTTTTTTAGAGCCAATTCCGGGTATGTTCAGCGTAGTAAAGGAATTTACTTTATTTTTGCTTTTTATTAAAACTTGAACCGGGTACTTGCATAGATTAGTTATTTGTATCATTGTTCTGGTGCTAGCTCCTCTATCTTTGAAATTACTTCGGTAATTGTTGACTCGTCTACAGAGTTTACTAAATCTGCTTTTACCACCTTGATTAAAGAATCGTAAAGTTTTGCTGGCATAGGCACAAAAGTTTCTGCTGTCATATCAAATTGAAACTTTATTACTCTTAATTTACCATCTCCCGGTTCAGTTTCAAGATTGCTAGCTATTGTACTTAGCTTCACAATTACTTCTTGTAATACTCCTCGCACTTTTATGTACGCTACCAAACTAAATTTTGTTACTATTTGCTCAAATATTTGATTCATATCCTCTAATTGCATAGTCCAAGCATACAACTTATAAGTTATGTTTATTGGTATGCCTCTTGAAACTCCGAATAACACATCTCTATTTGCAAATTTTGGTCCTTTAACAGGAGAGTTTCCTGTATAAGCTTCTACATAGTTCAAAGCTTGATGATATGTGTATCTATTTGCATCAAATTCATATCCAGTTGCACTAATTGCAAGCATTGGTAATTTGATTCTATCAACAACTAAAGTTTCATCTTTTCTTACATTTTGTTGTAAAATTGCTGCAACTGCTCTTTCTTGTGTAGCCCAAATAATTGGTACTTGGTGCGCCTTTCCATCTTCATCAATTACAACAATGTTTCTGAAGAGATCCATGACACCTTCATCAGTTCCTCTTAAAGCTTTTGAATATCTATAAATTGTATTTTGGCTAATATCATTAGTTATATCATTTACAATTTTGCCAGCTTGCATTGTATCACAGTTATTGGCTGTGCCATTGCCCATATTGTTAACAAAATTATCTCTTAGCCAATCAGCTGCTCCGTGATCACCAACATTATTTTGGTTATCTGGTTGCATGTGGCAGTCCATGCCGGGAGGAGGATCTTGATTATTAGATCTGCCTAGCAAACTTTGATCTGGACAAGGATTAATTTGCTTTTCATATTGATTTGGATTTGGACCCATTGGTGGCATATAATTATTTAGTCATCTTTCCTTTTATTTTACTTATTTAGTTGTGGAAGCATAAAACCTCATTGGATACACGCATGCAGAAAAAAACAAAAGTGCTTTATAGAACCTACGGCACTAGTATTGGTCCTCGCAAAATTAAGATTGAAATTCCCGGTTTTGCTGGTGATTCCAATGATCACACTAACGGTAGTAAAGCTCAACCATTTCATTGTTTGCCGTTTGTTGATGCAAGCACATATGGATTAGAACTTATTTATCATTTTGAAACAACAACTATTGTCAGAAATATTAAAGGCAAAATTATTTTTGATGGCGATTGGTCACAAGAAAAGCTTGATGTGAAATATTCAAATATTCCTCCATTCGGAACATTTGCTGAAGGACACTATGGATTTACATCAAGTTTAGATATAATGCCACCGCCGGGTCATGTTGTAAGAGTTGAACCGCATCCTAGCTTCTATACTGATCCAACTTGGAGTACCCCATGTGCTGTTCCGGGGCATATTCGGGCTGAATTTTGGAGCAGTATTTTTTTTGTTGTGTTTAAAGCTCCATTGGAAGGACAACAGCAAATATTTCAAAAAGGTAAACCTTATGCTCAAATTTTAATTCTGCCAAATAAAGTTGAGTATGATGTGCAGAAAATGTCACCAGAAATAGAAAGTAAGAGACAAAAAAGAAATGATATTGTTTTTAATAATAGACGCAAAGTTGCTAAGCATGTATGGAAAGATAACTTGAATCAAGAATTTGATGACAAATATAAGCAATTAAAAATGATATTTGAAAAGAAAGGAATTGAAGGCGTTGATGATTTTTTAGAAAAAGTTGTAGATTGTCCTGTAGTAAAAGGAAAATTGCGGCACAAACTAGTCAATTATAGCAAACTTAATAAAAAATTCAAAAAGTAAATTAATAAAATTGTTATTTTTCACAAAAATGTTAAACGATAAATTTTTTTCTCACTTGGAAAGACTTCTTGTGATTTTATTTTTTCAACTTCTTCTGGTGTCAGATATCTTTCTATGGCATGATAACCAGTAGTTCCCATTTCAAATATTGTTTCTGCTGAAAATTGTTTACAAACATCTCTAGGAGCTAGAGTTTCTAAATGATATCTGTACATATATTTTGAAAAATAGACATCTTCATGACATTCTTCTGGATTGTAATTATTTTTCACGCATATCGAATGCATAGTTGCAGGATTTCGTAAAGACAATCCTCCATTCCCGCCATATTCTTGCCAAGACCAAGGGGCACCAACATAGTCATATGGTAAATAATCATCCATATTGTCTTTTAATAAATATGAATCGTGTTGAAATATTAACACTCTTTCAAATCCAGAATCAATAAAAAATTTCCAAAAATCAGGACTGGTTAATAATAAATTATAATCTAAAATGCTGCGGATTTTATCCACAGGAACAAAATGACAATCTATTTTATTATAAAGTTTTTCCCAAGATAACTTTGTTGTAAATATAAACAACTGGTAATTTTTCAAATGCCTCATGTGCTGATGTATTATTTCTGTACAATATTTATCCATTCTTGTTTCTATGAAAACAGCACACTTTTTCATAAAACTGCGTCTTATAATTAATCTAATTTAAAATTATACGCCACCATAGCCTCCACCCATGCCACCGCCACCGAATTGAGCGCCCATTCCACCGCCGCCCATGCCACCACCCATTCCACCGCCTCCCATGCCACCGCCGAATCCACCAGCCATATCGCCAGCACCAGTTCCAGCGCCACCTGACATATCACCGCTCATTCCTCCCATTGGAGGACCACCCATTTCTCCTCCAGTTTTTTCAGGAGCTTGTTCCTTGCTTTTTTCCTCGACTTCTTCTTCACCTTCTTTTTCATCTTCGCCTTCTTCTTCAGTTTCTTCACCAGATACGCTTTTAACCAAGTCTTCCAATTGTTTAAGTAAATCTTCTATTTGTTGACCCTTATCCTCATCCTGTGATTTAAAATTTTCTACTTGGTCTTTAAGTTTTTCAATAGCAGACTTAATTTCATCTTTGTCTGCTCCACCTTCACTTGGAGAAACATTGGTTTCATCTTTATCAGCATTTTTATCTGTTTCAGAAGAAAAAGATTTTTTACCTTCTTGATCTTTGAATGCGCCCATTTGATCTTTTGGTATCTGCACATCTGCTGAGAAATTAGCATCAGCCCCTGTTCCTCTATCATTTACTGGCATTCCTCCTACAGGAGGATTAGCGCCGGGCATGGGTGATCCTCCCATGCCTTGCTCAGCAAGCATTTTTTTCTTTTGAATAAGGCTATACATTTCAAAGAATGTTTTCATTTTTTCTCCTAAACAATTTTATAATCAGCGTCTTCAGTTTTGCCAACAGATGTTCCGCTGATTGCATCTTCTTGGAATCTTTGACACACAAGTTGCAATCTCAGTGCATTATATAGTTTGAATTCTCCTAATTTTCTTTCTATAATTACCCAATCCTCATTTAAAAATGGAGTTTTTACACGACTGCCAATTTTTGGAGGATGACCTACAGCTTTTAATACAGCCCGATAATTTAATTCAAATGTCATTTCATCAGGGGAATCTATGCCAAATGCAGTTTGCATGTTTTGTGACGGAACAGGTTCATAGACACACCACAATTGTATTGGATTTTGACTAAATATTTTTGCTCTAGATTCAATATAAAGAGGATCTATATTGTTTACATCAATAAAAAGTTCATAATAAAATAGTGGCGATCCACCAAGACGAATAGTTTCTTCGTCGTAAATATTGAACAACTCTCTTGCAGGATTTTGATCATCAAATTGCTGTAAACTTCCTGTAGGGCAATATGGTTTTCCATCTGGTTTATATATTGTCATAATAATCCTTTATGTGCAACTGTTAAGTGATAATTGCGCTGTAATAAGAACTTGTCCGCCACTACCGGGAAGTTGGAAAGGAGCAGCTGTAAATCTTTCTAACCATAATAAATCACCAGCCAAATTAGTAATATAATAACCATAAATTGTGGCACTCGTTGTAATGTTAAATGTTTGTTCAGCATAACTTGCAGTAGTAACACCACCTCCAGATGTAGCCACAGTCCAGCTTGAAGAAGTAAGAGTAATGGCTGCATAACCACCTGACGCAACTTCTGTTACATTTCCGATTACTGTTGTTGAACTAGGAGTCAAATTATTGGCATATAAATGCAAAACTGTATTTGTTGGAGGCGAAGCATTAAGCAAATTGTTGAGTAAAGTCACTTCACTTACATTCGGAATTACAAGAGCCATAATTTTCTCCTTATTTTCTCTAATAGATATATAGTCATGGCAGTTTACAAAAAAGATGGAAGCGTTTATAAATTGAACGGACCTAACACTTTAATGATTACTCAAGAAAAATGGGGGTCATTTGTTGGACATAATTTAAAAAATTTATCAAATTTAAAAATGGAATCAAACATACCTCATGTTGTTTTAGGTGAAAAAAAAGAACCTGAAGAAAAAAAAGAAATTGTAGAATTGAAAGAAGAACCAAAAATTGTAATAAAAGAAGAAGAAAAAATTGAAATTAATTTTGTTAAAATTCAAGAAGAAATTATTACAGAAAAAGAAACAAAAAATACATTACAAGTCGAAAACGAATTAGAGGGATTCAGTAAAACTGTGATGTATTGTGCGCTTGCTAAAAAAGAAGAAAAAAGAGATGACTTATATGGCGAAGTAATCATAAGAACAAAATATGTAGAAACATTTACTTTTGAATCAATTGTTTTATCAATAAATGATTTCACATTGATTTTTTGGACAAAATTAAAAAAAATAACAATTGGTTCAGTTT